TCAACAGATGCACCCATGATATTTCCAAGAGATCCATTCAGAACTGATACTCCTTTCAAATAACTTGAAGTATTTTTGAGAGCTCTTAGTCCACTCTTTTGTCCTGGTTTGTCTTGACCATAGAGAGCTTCAATCTTTTTAATTCCACCAACATCTCTTCCAGGTTGAGTTCTTTGTGGTTGAACTCGTCTTGGTCTTGGTGCGACTCTTCTTATTTGTCTTGATGGTGCAGTTTGTCTCCTGCCACCTCTTGATATTTGTCCGCCTTGTGCTTTTGCTTGTGTAGGTTCTGGTTGATAACCAACAAAAGCATCATATAAAGATTTTCCAACAATGTCTCCCAGAAATCCACCGATAAACATACCAACACCAGCACCAAGTCCAAGAGTAGTTCCTCCAGCAAGAGCAATTCCGATACCTTGTCCAACAGCATTTCCAACTGCACCTGCTGCCGCTCTTGTTGGTTTCTCACGAAAAACAACAGTATCAATAACAAAACCAATGAGAGAACCAATGATTGGAACTCCTACTACTGATCGTAATGATTGTCTTACTGTTCCTTTGGCAAGATTAGTTGTTCCACTTGTGGCAAGTTTTTGTAGATTTTTCTTTCCAAATCTGTCCGCAAATTGTCTTTCTCCATATCTCTGTAGATATCTTCTTTGGGTATCTTGTCCTACTCTTCTTCCAAATCTATCAAATCCAATCTTTGGTTTTATTTTTTTGGGAGTAGTGCTAGCAATTAACATAGCAGCAACAATAGAACCATTCAAAAGAATGTTTAATTTACTTGAAAAATCATCAAATGTTTTTGCTGCATCCTTTCCGCCAATACTTTCAATCGTTTTATTAACTTGATCGTATGCTTTATATCCCAAATCAACAAATGTAATTACTCCATTCATTAAGTTTTTTGCAAAAGATCCTATAAAATTAGTGACTGGAGTAATGTACTTTACAAATTCTAATAATTTTGGTAGATATTTGGAATAGTTATTAATTAAAAATCCAGCGAAAGTAAAAGCAAGAAAACGATTAATCGTATCAAGAATGCCTCTTCCAGGAATAGATAATTTTGGTAACTTATTTGGATCTTCTTTTGCCTGTGGGTTTTTTTCTAATTGCTTTTCTCTTTCTTCTGCTTCTTCTTTTTCTTTTAATTTTCTTTTACGATTATCTTCACTTCTCTGAAGTAAATACATGTTGCTGAAAATATCTTTTATCTCTAAAACATTTTTCTTAATAAGTATAAGATCGTCACCAGGTCTTTGTGCTTCTTTATCCGCTGGTTTTAAAAGTTTTTGTGAGATATCAATAGACTTTTTAAAAGAGATATTACTCGCAGGAACTAAGAAAGGTCTTTGCGATTCTACAATAGAACCGCCTGGTTTTCCTGTTGGTAATAATTTCTTAGAGTCTATGACTGCCATAAAATTATCCTACCAAATCAGAGATTCCAAGAGCACTTGAAACAAGTGACCTATGATTTGTATTAGCAACAATACTAAACTCAGGAATTTGAGTTCCAGATATTGTTGGAATTGATGGTTTCTTTGCAACAGTTGTCGTTGGTGGGAGGACAATCATTTGAGTTCTTGAGATAATTGTTGGAGTTCCTACAGGCATTGCTCTAGACTGTGGACCTAAATTGATTGGTTGTCCACGAAGATTTACATATCCATCTGGCTTAACTCCCATCTGTCTCATCATAATCTCTTGACGCCTTGCAGCACCTTTAATCGTCTTTACATTCTGTCCAAAGTTTCTGAAAGCATCGCTAACAAATGAACTTCTTGATGATTGTGTCCTTGTTGTTGGAGCGGTGTATTGACTCATCCCATCTGGACTTCTATACATTGCTTGTCCAGACACAAGTGGACTTGTTGGATTAAGTTTATTGTATCTTTCTATATCACCTTGACCATAAGTTGTAAATTTTTGAGATCCAGGAATAGTCATTCCCAAAAATTTATCTACTGTTGTTTGTTGACCACTAAATTGTTCTCCTTTAGGTGCCATAACTCTTCCTGTACCAGGCAGTCCAAGTCTGCCCAATGCTCCAATCATTCCGCCGCCTTGGAAAGTTTGAATTTGTTTTTTAATTACTCCTCCACCTTGAGCAAGTTGAATATTGTTTACCATTCTTGGAATGTTAGTTCCACCTGCTCTCTTGTTTAATCCCAAGAAGAAGTTTGCTCCATACTTATCAACTGCCTTCTTAGACATCATAACTTCGCCAGGTTGAGCAGCAATGAGTTGAGTATCAGGACCTGCACCAGTAATTCTTACTCCACTATCATCATTGATTCCACCCCCCTCTTCAAATGCAATGTCTTTTACATTGACATCTCTGCTCCCACCAAAGAAGGATCTTCTTTTAATTCTACCGCCACCTGCAACTCCTTGAAGCATTCCATATGGAGTTGTTGGTCCCATATCACCAACACTTGGAACTTTATCAGTCATAGTGTCAGTTGCCTGAAGACCCATTCCTTGACCCGTTTGTGCGTTTGCTTTATTTTCAGTTTGAACTGATGCTGCTTGACGCTGCCCTGTAACTTCATTAGCAGCAATCGCAAGACCAGCAATTCCAGCAGCTGCTGCTATCCAAGGATTTGCTACTAAAAATCTTGCCATCTTGGGAATCCAAGAACGCAAGAGTGTCAGAGTTGTTCTGACAAGTTTACCAAATGGAGTCGCAAATAAAACGTAAGCACTTAATATAGCAGGCCAAAAATCTTTTAAGAACCTACCAATTACCTCAACTTTCTTTTTGTTCGCAGGGTCTGCAAACCACTTCATAACATTATTAAGTAAGAATCCAAGGAAAGTAAATTGAATGAATTTTAAGATTCTATCCAAAATACTTTGGAATGGAGCAACTACTTTCTTGAGTGCCCCTAATACTTTTTTAAGTGGTTTTTCTAGTTCTTTCTCTCTACCTGCTCTTTTCTTTTGCTCATCTTCCTTTCTGCTTTCTTCTGCTTTCTTCTGTTCGTGCTTGTATTGATCTCTTATGCTTTTTAACAAATCATCAAGTGCTTGGCTAATATCTTTTATATCTTCCGATTTTCCTTCAGCAGCTGCTGCTGGTTGAGGTATAATTGCTTTTGATGTTAGATAAAATCTTTCAGTAGAGACTTTAACAGGACCAGTGACACCAAGATTTTCTGCAGTAATTTTTTTCTTTTTGATTTTGAATTTACCGACTTTATTTTTTACTCTTCTAAACTCATCCTGAAGGAGCATTGCCCTATCAGTTGATTTATCCTTTCCTGTATTTATTTTTTGGAGAGCCTCAAAAAGATGTTGCTTATATTCACCATAAGTAAAATCGTTTACATACTCTAAACCAAGTATTTCTAAAATTCTTTCGTCAATATTCTCATCAACTAAATCATCCTCACGAACGCCTTCATACAAAGCAAGAGCGGATTCTCTTTTACTTTCTGCTTTTATACTTGCTAATAGATCATCGAGGTCGTCAGGTTCCATTTTGTTGCTGCTTTGATTTTTCTTCTTCTAGATGCGTCTTTAAGAGCTCAACGTAAATATCCCTCTCCCAAGGAATTAAGTTTTCAATCTCAGTTAATGAATATTTATGGTACTGCATCAAAGAAAAATTAAGCTTGAAATAACTTTCAAGGTCCATGTGGACCAGTGCTATGCGAAAAAACTTGAGAGACCCTCCAGAACGACAGTGCTTTCAACTTCAGTTTTTGGATTCTTAACTTTGATTTCATGAGAGAGTTTAGGCATAGTCTCAAAGAATCTTTCAATTTCTTTAAACTGAGAAGAATTCATCTGCTCAAGGAACTCAATCAACTCTTTTTTCGTACAATCTGATGAAGTCCATACTTCATCTTCATTATAAATTTTATCAATACATGCTGCAACTAAATCAAATGACTGATCCATTGCACCATCAGAACTAAAATCAAAATTACTCTTGATGAACTGATCCAATGAAGGATACTTCATTTCCATGATGATTGATTTATCAACCTGAATTTTATTAGTATGTTCCTCCTTCTTCTGAACCTGAATTGTATCGATATTAATTTTTACAGGAACAAAAGTTTCGCCATCATCGGGACAGATAATATTAACTTCTATCTCTTCCCCAACAGATTTACCTCTGATATTTAAGAAAAGATATTCGATATCAAATGTTGGAAGAGTTTCTACTTTGATTCCTTTTGTACTAATACAAGCTTTGATTACATTTTTAATCGCAGTTGTAATCTCTTTTGTATTCTCACTTTCTAATGCTAATACTAAAAGTTTTTCTTCCTTAACTAAAAAAGGTCTGTACTGAATCGTTTGTCCAGACGAAGGTAGTTCCAACTCATATGTTGGCGTAGCGATCTTTGGTAAAGGCATAATATCCTATAGAAAGTTTCAGTGTGATTATTTAGTTATCAAACTATAGACTCTTAAAGTCCAAGTAAATTACCACCTGTTGCTTGAGTACGAAGAGGATTCCTTGTTATGTTGAATCCACTTTGTCCAAATTGTCCAGTGGTATCAATGCCAAACTCTGGATTTTCAAAGGAAGGAGACTCTAAAACTTCACCTCCACCAACAATATATCTTGAATAGTTAAAAGACACGGTACACTTTAGTAATTGAGAGGACTCATAAGAGACTGGCATTGATGTAATACTAATTGGATATGCATTCAAAAATCTATATTGAAGAACTCTACCTCTGTAATCTTTTTCGAACTTTTTAAGATAAATTTCAGTTTTATAATTGTTTGGAAAATTGACTCTGTAATTATAATTTATTCTTTCTATTCCAGCATTTCTAACTCCAGTTGTGCCAGTATATTGCTCATTTACAATATAAGACATCCAGTTTTCGAAAAAGAAAATAATATTATAATCGTGGTCTACATAAAAAGTAAAGTCAGCACGATCATCATATTGCCTTCTGTATACATGCCTCTCTGTTACACCAGTAAAATCATTGTTAATTTCATGAGTTGCTAAAGAAGATCCTGGAAGAGATGCTTCTGAACAAGACAATGAAAAAAATTCTGCAGATGCTCCATTTTGTTCAAATCCATATCCATCTCCTAATCCAGCTTGATTTCTATATTGATTTACCCAACTTCTTACCTCATCTGGTGGATTAAAAGAACACACAAAATGAGACGTTAAAGCTGGATTTAAAATAGTTGACTTTAACTGACTTACTGATTTAGGTGTTGGTGCTGGTGAAGGCATGTGCCTATAAATATTTTTACTAATATATTATGTATCTAAGATATGGGAGAAAGTTTAAAGAGCAGGTACAAACCTTCTTTTCCTAAAAAATATAAAGGCGATCCAAACAATATCATCTGTCGTAGCAGTTGGGAAAGAAAGTTTTGTCACTGGTGCGATCTCAATGAAAATGTTTTAGAATGGGGAAGTGAAGAGTTTTGGATTCCATATCGTTCCCCAGTTGATAATAAAGTTCACAGATACTTTCCAGATTTTATTATCAAAGTTAGAGAGCAGAATGGTGATATTAAAACTTATGTGATTGAAGTGAAACCAAAAAAACAAACAGTGGAACCAAAAGTTCCAAAAAGAAAAACAAAAACTTGGTTATATGAAATGAAAACCTATGCTGTCAACCAAGCAAAATGGAAAGCAGCACAAGAATTCTGTGCAGATAGATTAATAGAATTTAAAGTCATCACAGAAAACGAATTAGGTATCAGGTAATGGCAGAAGGTTTCGGTAAAGACATCACATCTTCATCGCCAAGAGTATCACAACTCAAGAGAAAAATAAAAGGATTAGTTGATCCTGATTCTATTATGATGGAAATTTTGAACACGTTTAGAGAAACTGAATTTATACCTGATGTAGGAAAATATTATACCTTCATATACATTGCAAAAACTCCAAATATCAAATTTGATGTGCATCCACTGATAGCATGTATTGATGTGCAACGTTGGGGATTTAGAGGTTTAAATTTTCACTGGGGAACTGTAAGAAACTACACATGGCAAGAGGTTGCTGGACCACTGCACATAGTAAAAAATAATGAAATCGATTATCTGCGATCTGTGCCTTATGCCAGATTCCTCACTAAATAGATAAAAAACTATTATAAATGTCTCATACTCTACAAAAAATTGAGATGATTAATCCTCTTGTAGTTGGGGAGGATTTCTGATGTCAACTTATGGGTCTAGAGATAAAAATCTATTCAGGTCCAATGACCCTAGTTTAAAAAATAACAAATATTATCCTCTTGTAGATTCTGAGACTGGTGAAATAATAATAAAAAAATCTGATGGACGTTCAAGTTTGCTTGGAGGAAGT